CAGCCGCTTATGTGGAAAACTCCGACGTAGCACTACGCATCGCACAATGGGCACGTGATGTCCGTGGTGGTGCAGGTGAACGTCAATTGTTCCGCGACATTCTAGTTCATCTAGAAAAGCGTGACCCGGACGCCGCTTTGGCTTTGCTTCGCAAGGTTCCAGAAGTTGGTCGTTGGGATGACATCTTTGTGTTCCAATCACCAGTTCTGAAGTCAGCCGCATATACCATGTTGGGCGATGCCCTTCGTGCGCAAAACGGACTGGCCGCAAAGTGGACTCCTCGTAAGGGTAAGATTGCGGCTGAAGTACGAGCATTCTTTGGAATGACTCCAAAGCAGTACCGCAAGTCATTGGTAACAATGACAAAGGTTGTTGAAACCCAAATGTGTGCAGGAGATTGGGACAACATCAACTTCAGTCACGTTCCTAGTGTTGCTTCACGCAACTATAAGAAGGCATTCAACCGTCACGCTCCTCTGTTCGCAGAGTATGTGGCTAAGTTGGTAGCAGGTGATAAGACTGTTAAGGTTAACGCCAACGCAATCTTTCCACATGACGTGCTGAAGGGAATCGCTCACAGCTACACCAAGCTGGACAAGACAGAAACCGACCATGTGATCGCACAATGGGACGCTCTGCCTAACTATGTAGGTGACGCAAGTATCCTACCTCTAGTTGACGTAAGTGGTTCTATGACCTGCTCAGCAGGCAAGAACACACAAGTACGTTGTTTGGACGTTGCGGTTAGCCTTGGCTTGTACTTGGCAGATAAGAACAAGGGCGTGTTCAAGGACACATTCTTGACTTTCTCAAGCAAGCCACAACTGGTTACTCTAAAGGGTAACATTGTTGACAAGGTAACCCAAATGTCTAAGAGCGACTGGGAAATGAGCACTAACCTACATGCGGCTATGGACAAGATCCTAGACGTTGCGGTTAAGGGCAATGTACCAGCTAGCGACATGCCAGCCATGTTGCTAATCTTGTCAGACATGCAGTTCAACCAATGCGCTCGTTTCGACGACAACGCAATGGAAATGATCGGACGCAAGTTCGAAGCCGCAGGCTACAGCATGCCACAAGTTGTTTTCTGGAACCTAAACAGTTCAGACAACGTGCCTGTTAAGGCTGACAAGAGTGGTGCCGCATTGGTAAGTGGATTTAGTCCATCAATCATGACTAGCTTGCTAGCCGCTGATTTGGATCAATTCACTCCAGAAGGCATCATGCTCAAGACTGTAATGAGTAATCGTTACGCTCTGTAAGTTACGCTGACCCGCCTTAGCTTCATGCTGAGAATCCAGCGTCCGAGGTACACGAAATGTGGGATAAACTGTGTATCCGGGGTTTTGGCAAGTTTCCTAACACAAAAAAACTTGCCACTAATTCGTTGCTTTTATGCAACATCATCCTTGTCAGCGTAGGTTGACAAGGATTCTTTTTGATGTTATAATATACACATACTAGCAAAACAGGAGCAGAAAATGGGTTATCGTGTATTGGGTAAAACTGAAGATATTATGCAAGGTTTCCAAAGCCGTAAAGGTTTGGAAGGACCATTTTATTTTAACGGACGTATCCTTTACTATGATCCAAAAGAAGGCAAATACTGGGATCCACGAACGGATTTCTACGTGCCACACAGTGAATATTTTGAACTTGTTGGATTGATGGTAAAATAATAGTTAGGACATGACATGAGAAAATTAGCAACCATTAGGAAAATTGATGCACTGCGTCCTATCCCGGATGCTGATGCTATCGAATGTGCAGTCGTGGGTGGGTGGACGGCTGTAGTTAAAAAGGGTGAATTCAAAGCAGGCGATGTAGCAATCTACTGCGAAATCGATTCTTGGATTCCCCACGCACTGGCCCCATTCTTGAGCAAGGGCAAGGAGCCGCGAATGTTTGACGGCATTCAAGGCGAACGTCTGCGTACAATGAAGCTTCGCGGCCAACTGAGCCAAGGTCTGCTTCTTAGGTATTGGGATTTTCCTAAAGTAGTTGAGGCATTTCATAAGACTCGCTTGGCGTCAGATGAGCCGTTCGATGTCACTGAAATTTTGGGTATCGTAAAATACGAAGCACCAATTCCTGCACAGTTAGCAGGAGAAGTCAAGGGCATGTTCCCAGGTTGGATCCAAAAGACTGACCAAGAACGTGTTCAAAACTTAACAGAAGAATTTGACTACTGGCTCAAGGAACAACATGTTTGGGAAGTTACTGAAAAGCTGGATGGCAGCTCAATGACGGTGTACCTACGTGATGGTGAGTTTGGAGTGTGTAGCCGTAATCTTGAACTCAAGCCCAGCGAAACCAACAGCCTGTGGAAGGTTGCAGTACGCAATGATTTGGAATTGAAGCTTCGCCGCGCCAATCGTAATATTGCACTACAAGGTGAGTTGATTGGAGAAGGTATCCAAGGTAATCCATACAAGCAAAAAGGACAAGAATTTTTCTTGTTTGATATCTACGATATTGATACCAGCAAATATCTAACTCCTGCTGAACGTAATGCATTTGTTGAAGAACATGATATCAAACATGTGCCTGTGCTGGCATTTGGTGCTGAATTGTGGGATACTTTAGGTATCAACAGCATTGACGGAATTCTAAAATTTGCAGAAGGCAAATCAGTTATGGGAATGATTGGCTGTGAACGTGAAGGTCTTGTGTTTAAAAGCAAGGCCATGCAATGTTCGTTCAAGGCAATTTCAAATAAATTTTTATTAAAGGGCGGTGATTAAAATGCCATGGATTGAAAATATACCATTGGAAAATGTAGCAAAAGCTCAGCATCATGCATGTGGTGCTAACAGTATGCTGATTCAAATTTCGGATCATGACATGGCATTTCCTACACCCAAGCACGAATTCAAAGAAGTCCACCAATTTACATTTTTGGACATTGAAGAAGACGGCATGACCAATACAGGTGATGGCAAGACTATTGATTTGAGTGAGTTTGCTATCACAGATGTACTGGCCGCTGAGCTTGTTCGCTTGTTGAAACATGCTTGGGAAAATCGTATGAATGTTGTGGTTCACTGCCATGCAGGCGTTTGCCGTAGCGGCGCAGTAGCAGAAGTTGGTGTCATGATGGGCTTTGCAGATTGCGAACGTTTTCGTATTCCTAACTTATTGGTCAAGCACAAAATGATGCGAGAGTTAGGTTGGACTTATGACAGTGAAGAAAAGTCCTATGATGTGCATGGCACTGCAAATGAATGGGGCTTTATAATCCCAAACAAAAATCACGAAGGAGATATCTAATGTATCTATGCAAAGAAGAAGTTCAAAAGATTTTGAACACAATGGACCTGTTTCCAGAGGCTACCAGTTTTGAGTTGCTACAAGATGCCAGCAATGGCATTGGTAGTACAACAAGCCTGATAGTACATACTACAATTAATGGACTAGATGGTGAATTTAAAACTGAAATTAGTGGAGTGGAGAATTGGTAATGCATTACACAAACACAGACAATCCAATTGACTTTCCAAAAGTTAGTAGTAAGCCAACGTGTTATCAACTTATTGGAGTGCCGGCCTCAGGCAAAAGTACTTGGATTAAGGATCAAGACTGGATGTTAGGCCTGACTATAGTTTCTACAGATCCTTTTGTAGAAGATTATGCAAGAACACAGGGTAAGACCTATACAGAAGTGTTTGCTGAATACATGCCCACGGCCATTGGCCTAATGGCCGAACAAGTTGTGTTTGCACGTGAGCACGGTCATACTGTGATTTGGGATCAAACCAGTACCACAGTTAAAAGTCGTGCTCGTAAGTTTCGTATGCTACCTGACTATGAGCACGTTGCTGTAGTATTCCGTACTCCCAATTTGGATGTACTCAAGGAACGTTTGGCCAGTCGTCCGGGTAAAGAAGTTCCCTGGGAAGTTGTACAAGGCATGATTGATGGTTGGGAAGAGCCCACACATGAAGAAGGCTTTACAGAAATTTGGTACGCTTGACAGAATCAAGTTTTGGTGTTATAATAACTATATTAAACAATGAA